AACCAGAACCCGCGTTCCGATAGAACATTGGCCAAAGCCAGAGTTCTTTAGCGTTAAGCCACGATCAGGGCTGGTAAGGGTGAGGCACATGCACAGACTGGTGGGTATGGGTACATCGCAGGAGGTGATTATCCATAATCCGTCGCTCGCCAACTCTGTGCGTGCCTTGCTAGAGAGAGTATTCAATATTGAGGTGAGGGGGGTGTTTCAACCTCCACCACTCCCTCGAACAGGCTATTTTGCCAGGGAGCTCAAACATACATTGGTTAAGCTGCACAAGTTATCATATCTCGTCCAACCGATGACGAAAGAGGAATTTGTTGCTTCTTACACCGGGCCAAAGAGAGCCTTGTATGAGAGAGTACGCCAGGAACTTGAAATCAAACCGTTAACCAAGTTTGATTCAAGCATCACCGCCTTCGTTAAGGCGGAGAAGATCCTAACAACTCCCAACAAATTAGACCCTGCACCCAGGATTATCCAACCTAGGTCACCAAGATTCAATATTGAGATAGGTGTGTATATCAAACGCATCGAGAAAGTTATTTATAAGACTATAGACAAGTTGTTTGGGGAAACGACTGTCTTGAAGTCCTACAACGCTTTTGAGAGAGGCAAGATCTTGCGGGAGAAATTCGACCGGTTTAGAAATCCGGTCGTTATCTCTCTTGACATATCTCGGATGGATGCCCACGTCCACCAAGACAGTCTCAAGTATTGCCACAAGGTTTACCTTAACTACTTCCCAACCGGGTTGAAGCGGGTCCTACGGAAACTGCTCAACCAACAACTTGTCAATCGAGGTCGTGTGTATTGCGCCGACGGTAAGATTAAGTACAAGGTTAACGGTAGGAAGATGAGCGGAGACATGGACACTGCACTTGGAAATGTAGTTATCATGTGCTCCTTATTGTTCACCTGGCTGGAGAAATTCGGCATCAAGTTTAGCGTTGGGGACGATGGTGATGACGCCTTCATAATTGTGGAGGCGTGTGATGTCCCGTTGGTTACGACAGGTATCCAGCAGTGGTTCAAAGACATGGGCTTCAGCCTCAAGGTAGATGGTGTAACCTCTATCTTCGAACACATTGTCTTTTGTAAATCACGGCCCATATTTGATGGAACCGAATGGCGAATGGTCCGCGAGTGTCCATCGTCCATTCAAAAGGACACCAGCACTGTTCTGCCCCTGTCCAACATTGGCGGCGTTAAGAATTACTATCATGATATTGGCAATTGTGGCTTGGCCTTGACCAGCGGCATACCAGTCTTGCAGGAATTCTACTCCGCCATGGTTCGGGCCGGGGAGGGAGCTCGGGGATTCAATGATCGTTCGTTACAGACGAGCGGGATGTTTAGAATGGCGGAAGGACTTTCACCGGTCTACAAGGCGGTTACCGACGCTGCCCGCGTATCATTCTACACAGCCTTTGGCATGTTACCGCATGAGCAAATGGCCTTGGAGGATCACTACCGTTCACTGACTTTGCCAGTGAAACATGATGGTTACCAGGGAACACGAGCCTATGCTAGAGCCATCATACATTAGTTTCCCCTACGGCCCTTTTCAGCAAACAGTACAAATATCACCGTAGTTTTAACAATTTTCTCGCAGGCAAGCGATAATACACACAAGCGATACAATATGACTAAGAAAAACAATAGCAGCAAAAGTAAGAATGTGGCTAAACGCATTACCAATGCAGTCAAGAAGACCCCTCTTGCAAAACACCCAATGCAAACCATCGGCAACGCGCTCGGTGGTAAGGCTGGACAAACAATGGGGAAGATTATTGGCTCTATTATTGGTAGTGGCGATTATGAAGTTAGCAACAATTCTATACTCACAGCATCTAGTGTCTTTGGGGATAACGAAAAACTTGGACACGGTCCAGGTCCGTTATTCACTAAGATTCGTGGAGGCCACAACGTGACCCATAGGGAGTACATCGGTGATGTCATTTCCGGAGGTGCGAATACATTTGATTTGAAGTCCTATGTCGTTAACCCGGGTAGCCCTCAGACATTCCCATGGCTGAGCAGGATTGCCCAGAATTACGATCAATGGGAACCACGTGGAATTTTGTTCACCTTCAAATCCACCAGTAGTTCTTACTCTGGTGGTGCCTCTCAGGCGTTAGGTACAGTAATCATCGCCTCTGATTATGATCTCACCGACCCTAATTACACCAATAAGATCACCATGGAAAATAGTGAGTTCTGTGTCAGCACTAAATCCGATGAGCATGCCTTGCATCCAATCGAATGTGCTGCCGAGGAACGACAGACTAGAATCCTTAAGGTCCGAACAGCGGAAACCCATACCGACAATGCCCAGTGGTACGACTTGTGCAAGACACAAGTTGCCACTGTGGGTATTGCAGCCGCGAACGTAAACCTTGGTGAGCTTTGGGTCACGT